GGTGGTAAAGGAGGCAAACTAGATACTAAAACTAGAATCTCACACATATCTTGGATTCCATTTAGTGCTTTACCTCCAATGTATAAAACCATTGAAAAATTAATGTTACAAACCAATGGCAATCATTTTGGTTTTGATGGAATGCAATTAACAGAACCTGCACAGTATACAGAATACACTGAAGGCGGTTTTTACGATTGGCATATTGATTCGGATGTTAATTGTGCACACGAACCTCCAGTTCGAAAAATATCTATGACGATTGAATTATCACCTGCAAATGAATATGAAGGTGGTGGATTAGAATTTATGGATAACGGAAAACTAATTAGACCTAAACAAGGTCATGCAATCTTTTTTGCATCCTTTATTCGACATAAAGCAGTCCCAGTTGAAAAAGGAAATAGAAAATCGTTAGTTATGTGGTTCGGGGGTCCTCCATTTAAATGATTCGAGAACTTCACTTTCCAACTCCAATTTATATATTTGATCATAACGATCCATCATTAAATATTGAATTAGAAAAAAATATTATGCAATGGATGAATCAAGATAAAGGTGTTGTTAGAACTAATGTTAAAGGTTGGCATTCAACAACGGATATGCATTTAAGACCAGAATATAAAAGATTAGTCGATGGTTTATATGAAGCACAACATAAAATATATATGGAAGAACATTTAGATTCAGAACCTTTTTTAGGGAATATGTGGGCTAATGTGAATCCTCCAGGTGGCATGAATCGTGCTCATATGCATCCGAATTCATTATGGTCTGGAGTGTATTATATAAAAGCACCTAAGAACTCTGGTCATTTAAAAATAGACGACCCAAGATCCGTTGCTGCTTTATCAAGACCTAAAATGAAAGAAGGTAAAACACCTTCTAGATTATGGAGAGAAACACACTATGAACCAAAAGCAGGACGATTGATTATGTTTCCATCTTGGGTAATGCATTGTGTGGATCCAAATGAATCCAATGATATAAGAATATCGGTGTCATTTAATTTTTTACAGAAAGGACTTATGGTATGACGTTTCAACAACAAAAATATCAAGTCATTAAAAACGCTTTACCTTATGAACTAGCTAATTTTATATTTAATTATTTCTTACTTAAAAGAGATGCAGTTGATTTTATGTATAAAAATAATATTCATTCAGAATCTCCAATGTTAGGAACATGGTCAGATCAACAAATACCAAATACTTTTTCTTGTTATGGTGATTTTGTAATGGATACTTTACTGGTTAAAATGTTACCGGTTATGAGACAACATTCAGAATTAGAATTAATTCCAACTTATTCTTATGCAAGAGCCTATAAAAATGGTGATGAATTAAGAAGACACAAAGATAGACCTAGTTGCGAGATATCTTGTACTTTAAATTTAGGTGGTGATCCGTGGCCTATATTTATTGATGGAACTGGCTCCGATAATGTTATAGATGAATATAAAAAAATTATTAAACCAAATGCTCCAGCAGGCACAAAAGTCTTACTTGATGTAGGAGATATGTTAGTATATAGTGGTTGTGAATTAGAGCATTGGCGAGAACCATTTGAGGGTAATATCTGTGGTCAAGTATTCTTGCATTATAACCATGTAAATGGACCATTTGCTACTAAAAACAAGTTTGATGGAAGAGCGATGTTAGGACTACCATCATTTGCAAAATAGTATTATAATGTCTTCAGTATGTTACAAAAACTTAATTTTAAACCCGGTTTTAACAAACAAGTCACAGATTCTGGCGCAGAATCACAGTGGGTTGATGGGGATTTTGTAAGATTTAGATACGGTTTACCAGAAAAGATTGGTGGCTGGGAACAATTAACAGTAGAAAATTTAACTTTACCAGGTGTTGCAAGAGCCCAGCATTCTTGGACTTCTTTAGCAGGTGAAAAGTATTCGGCAATTGGAACGTCACAAGGATTGTTTTTATATTACGGTGAAGACTTTTACGATATCACACCATTGGATACAGCAATCACTGGAGCGACATTTGATTCAACAACAGGCTCTGCAACGGTTACAGTCAATAAAACCAGTCATGGTTTAGCACAAGGAAGATACATAAAATTTTCATCAGTATCTTTACCTGGTGGTGGAGAAACTGATTTTACAACAACACAATTTGAAGACAATACATTTGAAATATCGAATGTAACCTCTAATACATTTGATATCACCATGCCTACTAATGAAGGGGGTAGTGGTATGTCTACTCAAGGATCAGCACAAATTGATCCTTATATAATTGTAGGACCTACATTTCAAACTGCAGGTTATGGTTGGGGTACATACCTATGGGGTGATTCAACATGGGGTACGGAAAGAACAATAAGTGACGTGGTCCTGGATCCAGGCATCTGGAGTTTGGATAATTTTGGAGAAGTATTAGTTGCAACCATTCATAATGGTAAAACATTTACATGGAATGCAGGAGCATCAAATCCAAGAACTATAAGAGCTTCTACATCAACATCAGGGTTTGAAACAACTAACAATCCAACTAAATCTAGACTTACATTAGTATCGGATAGAGATAGACATTTATTTCATTTTGGAACCGAAACTACAATTGGTAGTCCATCGACACAAGATCCAATGTTCATTAGATTTTCTAATCAAGAAGATTTAAATACCTATCAACCAACTGCAACCAATACTGCAGGTACTTTTAGATTAGATACTGGTAACTTTATTTCTGCAGCCGTACAAGGTAAAGACTATGTATTTGTATTAACGGATAATGCAGCATATGTCATTCAATTCGTGGGTCCACCATTTACATTCTCAGTTAGACAAGTAGGTACCAACTGTGGATGCATTGGACAAAACGCGGTTAGTTATTCTAATGGTCAAATATTTTGGATGTCTGGTGAAGGTGGATTCTTTATGTATGATGGTACCGTTAAAGCTATACCATGTTTAGTTGAAGATTTTGTATTTACTACAACAGGCGGTAATCTAGGAATTAATTATGATGCAGGTCAAGTTATATATTCAGAACACAATACTTTATATAATGAAGTTACTTGGTTCTATCCAAAAAGTGGATCGGATCAAGTAGATCGATGTGTGACTTATAACTATGGTGAAAACTGTTGGACAACAGGATCGTTAGCTAGAACTACTTATTTTGATCAAGGAGTATTTAATTTACCTTATGCAACAGAATATAATTCAACTGCTACACCTAATTTTCCAATTCAAGGAATAACTAATTTATATGGTGCATCTATTTACTATGCTCATGAAACCGGAACTGATCAAATCAATTCATCAGGCACCACATCTATTAATGCTTATATTCAATCAGGTGATTTTGATATTGCAGCAAGAAGAGGTATTACAGGTCAGTCTACTGGCATAGCTGATTTTAGAGGGGATGGTGAATTTATTATGTCTATGAAAAGATTTGTACCAGATTTTAAAGTTTTAACTGGTAATTCAAAAGTAACCTTATTATTAAATGATTATCCAAGTCAAACAGCTGCTAGCTCACCTCTTGGACCCTTTACAATTACATCATCTACTGATAAAGTGGACACTCGAGCAAGAGGAAGACTTCTTGCAATCAAAATTGAAAATGACGCTGTAGGTGAGACTTGGCGTTATGGAACATTAAGAGTAGATGTAAAACCGGATGGTAGACGTTAATGGCATATAGAAATTTTACGGATCCAGCATTATTACAACAGTATTTAAATCAACAATTTAATCAGCCTGATTTAACAGAAGTTATAGATACAGGGATGCCGGTATATAATACTTTTGATTTAACAAAAGGTGGAATAACTGATATTCCAATTAATATAGAAGAAGATGAGGAAGAACAATATCCATATTCAGGTGTTGGAGACATGCGATATGAAACTCCTAGAACTATAGCAGATCAAAATAGAATTTTAGGTCAAACATTCACACCGCCAAAACAAAATTTATTTAGAAGAATAATTAGTGGAGCTAGTGATTTATATGGATCTGGTAGAAATTTAATTGGAACAGGTATAGGGAGTTTAATAAGTTTAGCATCAGGCATACCTGGAATAGGATTACT